CCATAGTGTTTGTCTCCTATAGACTCTTTTTGCTAGGTGAATTGGACTATCCCGGCAGCGCCAGGACGCCGAACTGCACATCCGCGCTGCTTGCTTCCAGATAGATCTTGCCGTCGGATTGCTGCCAGCCTTGTGCCTTGAAGGGCCCGAAGGTCGCGATCTCACCGGCGCCCAGACTGTAGGCCGTGATATCGCCCTCTCTCCCGTAGGGGTCGGCGACGCTGTCGATCGTGATGGTTGCCGCGCTGCCGCCGGTGTTGTGTGCGATGACCAGGTCATTGCCCTGGCAGGTGAATTGGTTCTTGTCCGTCGTGTCGGCTGCCGCCATCGTCACATCAGCGGCGCCCGCGGCATAGCCTCCGTACGCGCCCTGTGCCGTGGTCTTCGTCAGATCAGTTCTCGCCATCAATGCCTCCGTTCTCAGGTTCGGTGCCGGTCAGCGGTTGCCCGAAGCGGTTGACCAGCGTGGGGACGACTCTGGGCTGTGGTGGTGGGCTGCGATGCTTGGCCACGTGGTCGCGGATCACCTCCTCGTGCAACGTGTCAAACGGGCACAGCGGGCATTGGTAGCGCGGCTTCCCGTGCCACGCGCCAACGACGTACTGCTCTGATTCTTTTGTCATAGTCACTCCTCGTAATACTGGGTGAAGTCCATACGCTTCACGGGTGCCCCCGCGATATCGGGGAAGCTGTCCTGCTCATTCGCACAGTGCCAACCATTGTGCTCCATCGCCACTCGGGCCGCAGCCGCGACCTGGCACGCCTGCATATAATTGTTGCCCTCGCACGTCAGCTGGAATCTGGCGAAGGCGATCGTCGGGCCATCGTGGCTATAGGTCCTAGGACCGCTGATGCGCTGGTAGGCGATCGCCGGGCGTGTCGCGTCCTGCGGCACCACCAACGGGTAGATGCGGCTGCCGATCAGCGCGCTGAGTGCCGCATCGTTGTCCAATATCCAGCCGATCTGCGCTTCGGGGACTAGCATTGCTCAATCACCGAGCGTATGTAGTCGCCAATCCGGCGCACAATCTCAGCGTGGGTCTCGTCATAGGCTGGGCGCAGGAATGGTTCCGCGGCCATACCCGGATGGCTCACCCGCACTGGGCGCATCACGCCCCCGCGACCCTGGAACGCCAGCCGTGGGTCACCTTTGATCTCATGCGCGCCTGCACCAAGCTCGAAGAAACGCCAATACCACTTTTCGCCAGGGAATCCGACCGCCACAACAACCGCACCGCCGCGCGACTCGCGCACCTCAATAAGGATCTGCGGGTGGGGCGCCAGATCGTTGGCGCGTTCGACGAGGGGCTTCGCTCCGGACGTCAGCGCCGCCTCGACCTCGCGCTCAACTTCGGCGCCGATCGCTTTGAGCTGGGCCAGCAGCTCCTCTTGCCCTTCGAGCCGTATGCTCACGCTACTCATTCAGCACCTCATTGCACATCACGCGCAGCTCGCGTTGCCGTCCGTCGAGATCCACCACGCTCTCAATATCGTAGGTGTGCGCACCCCAGACGATGCGCATCGCCGGCGTCACATCGTCGCGGTAACGTAACCGGATCCAGTGCGGCTGTTCCGCGCCGGCACGCCGCGCCTCGATGAACTCACGTCCCTGCAGTGGCTCAATCGCCGCCCATACGCTGTCCACATCGGTCCACGCGATCACTTCATCGTGGTAGTCGTTGCGCGTGACGGTCTTCTGCTGAATGGTCACGCGATGCCGCAACTCACCTGAGCGCATCAGAAGGTCACCACGCGGTAGGGCCACATGAGCATCGTCGCGCCCATCGGCACTTCGCGGGCCCCGGTGCCCAGGACCACCTGCTCGCGATGTTCGTACCAGTGCCCGACCAGCAGCTTCATCGCCGCCCTCAGCGAGGCGGGTACCGCACTGCCGGCGTCGCCATAGCCCGCCACAAAGGTCACCGTGACCCCGTTGGCGGCGCGCAATGTGTCCGCGGGCCAACTGGCTCCGGATACCAACACAATGCGTCCCGGTGCACTCGCGGTATCGACCTGATAGTTTGATGATGCAAAGGTGTGTACGTCGCCGTCGGCATCCGTGTAGGTGATCGAGGTCACGCTCTGGAGTGGGGGGAGTAGCAGTTCCAACGTGTCCGTCTGCGGAAAGGCATCGGCGTGCCATGCCCATGTCTGCGTGATCAACGCGCGATCGGTCACCGCCTCGACCTGTTCGCGTGCCGCCTGGATCAGGGCTGCGATGAGCGCGTCATCCGCGTCAATATCCACCCGCAAATGCAGCTTGGCCTCTGCCGTGGTGACCGGCTCAACGGTCGGTGCTGTTACCAATGCATAGGTGCCCATTAGGCCCTCACACTATCGCGCGCAGCTTCGATCCACCGCGCAGCCGTAACTTTCCCGACACCCGGCAGCGCTTTGGCAATTGTCGCAGCGTCGGCCTCTGCCAGTTCAGCCGCGGTCAGGATCCCCATCTCGATCAGCGCACAGGCGCTCGCCTCGCCGATGCCCGCCACATCCAGGAGCGCCTTTGTGCGCGCCTCGGGAGCCATCACCATGGCCACGCTGCGCTCATGGACATCCGTCACGGCGACCGCCTCAGCGTAACCGCCGCGGATCATTTCTACAGCCTTCGATTGATCGACTTCGACGACCTCACCCGGACGCATGATCCGCTCCGGTGATGCCGCCAACGTCCGCATTCTGATTCTCATCTCATGCCCCTCGCACGGCCTCAAAGGCCATCACATCCTCAACCACGTACTGACCACCGCCGCGCAGTGCCGCGAAACGCTTCGCGGCACGCAATGCCGTGGGGACTCCCATGCCCATGCTCAGACATCGCCGTAGCCACAGACCCAACAGTGGCGCGCCATACAGCGGACCGCCTGGGGGGCCATAGTTGGGACCCTCCCCGGAGATCACATAGGCAGCCCCAGCCGCTAACAGAGCCTCCAGCATCGGCGATGTCTGGTCACCGACGTGACAATTGACCGCAAACACCACGCCATCCATCTCTCGAAACCACGTTTTCCCACGCTCCACCTCCTGGAGGAGGGGACCGGCTTCCCGGCCCCCTCGTCAGTTTTTGTCAGATATGGCCCTCCGGCTATGCCTCAGCCGGGCTAACCACCAACGTAGACGCCTGCACACTCGCCGGCTGTGTGATGGGCGCCTTGCTGCCCTTGTACTGGATTGCGATCATATTGCCGTAGGCAATGTTCGCGGTGGCCGATGTCAGCACGCCCTGGATATAGCGCTCCAGAGGCTTGTACACATCCACAATCAGCAGCGTGTTGTTCAGATCGTCGTCCGCGGCTGATGTCGCGGTCGCGCTAGCCCCGCTCAGAGCAGCCATACCGGTATCCGAGTTGTCGGTGTTTTGCTCGATTGTCAGGGTGGCCACACCGGTGTCCGCGCTGTCGGTAATGGGCACGATGAATACCACGCCGTCATACCCGACCATATCCAGGATGTCGGAGTTCGAGTCGATGCTGCTGCCCGCAGACACCGGTGCTAGAACCTCCTGGAACTTCACATTCTTCAACAGATTCACGTCACACCTCCATGTGTGATGCTCAGAAACTCACGAACACTAGATCGGCCTAGGCCAGGGTTACCCGTGCGAACGCCTCAGCCTGTACCGGCATCCCGTCCGATTCCATCCGTGCAATGAAGCCCACCTGGTTAGTGGCGGCGTACAGCTCCACCAACCGCTGCATCTCCATGTTCAACGCGTCGGCGATCCAGTATTGGCTGAAGTCGCCCAGGACACCGACGTAGAGACCCGTGGTGAAGGTATTCGGGACGTACTCGCTCATGGCCACCGGCATGTTCAGAATGCGGTCAGGTTCGCCCACACGCACGCTCTCGCGCCACAGATACTGCTCCTCTCCGTCCTTGAGCTTGGCGATCATCTTCACACCATCGCGGTGGAACATCCAGCGGGCGCGTGGCCAGTACTGTTGCTTCAAGCTGTACTTGGCCTCGATCAGCCCATCGAAGGTCATGGCGGTGGTGGTGTTGCCCGTGCTCACGTCGCGGCTGGTACCGATGCCGTAGTCCGAGGCCGTGAACACACCCAGCGGCTGATTGGCACCCGACCCGTTCAGG